AATTAGCCGACTTAAACTGGTTATCAGCTTGGAGTTGTTGGGTTTTAATTTGACCTCTGAGTTGCTCGATCTGTTTAGCCGCTTCCGCTTTAACCGCTTCTGCTTCTGCCATTGGGTTAGGAGGTGGCTTCTGGTTTTGCATCTTCTGTTGAAACTCAGGCGAGTTAGGATCGGTAACGTACTTAGTCGGGTTTAATTCGCCTAGCGACTTACATAATTTAACAAAGGTATTGTATTTGTGTTTAGGTTCAACCATCCCCATTTGGGAAAGTTGTTCTTGTGCTTGAGCTAAGAGAATTGCGTTCGCTTTAATCTCGTCTTTAGTGCCTGTGCCTAAACCGACATTAATCGTTAAGTCTTTACGATTCTTCCATTCTCTCGGATCAATCGTGACATACTCGCCTCTTAATTTAACAATCTCTTTCTTGTCAACGTATTTCATAATCAACGCATGGACTTTCAGGAAGCAATCCTTGACCCCAACCTCGGCAAAGAGACGGGCGATCATTTCAATCTTGGCGTTAGCTTGTGATGCGGCTTCTTGAAAAGGCTTTTCTCTGACTTCTTGGAGAATGTCAGGATCAACGCCAGTAATACCAGGTTTAACACCTGTTCGATTTGCTAGGACTCCATCAAAGTAACCGATACACGGTAATACTTTATCTAAGATGTTAGGTTTGATGACGGGTTCTGCTGATCCTGTCACCGGGAGTTTATCGTCCACCCGTTTAATACCTAAAGGCGTTGACGTTAAGAAATCATCTAAATTAACCCGTTTATTAACGAGCCATTCAGTATTTGTTAAACCGTAAGTATTATCTAACATACCTCGTTGTAAGGCAGTTTTAATCTCGGCTAAGTCCTTTAAATCATCATCTAAAGACTCCCCAACGTGTCTGTGGGGCATTCTTTTCGGTGTGAGGTATGAGAAGGGTTGCATATCAACTTCTTCATTCCAATCGTCACCATCAGGAATCTTATTGCCTACAATGATGACTTTACGTCTTTCTGCTTTGCCGTCATCGTCAAAGTCTACAAATACATAACATTCACGATACTCGACAAGTTCCATCGACTTATCAATCGTTTCATATTCATCATAGTCGTCTTCGTAACGGGTACGGGATAATTCTTGTTGCTCGTGGTCTTCGTGTGACTGCTGAGATGCCGGGAGGTCTTCTACGAACTTTCTATTCATGCCCATACTGATTAAGTCAGAACGGGTCTTTTCGTCAAAGTATTCTATGTAATCGGCTTTATCGAGATCACCCCTGCATCGTTTAGAGATTCTTAATTTCTCAGGCGGGACGGCTTCTAAAATAACTCTGTTCTTTTTCTCGGTTATTCTGATTTTAATATCATACATAACGCCCTCTGGAGAAGGTCGTTCGTCTTGTTTGATTATTTCATATTCGATCTCTGCGTCATCTAGTGACTGGATCAAGAACATGAGTTGTTCTTCTAAAAGGTTCTCGTAGGCTTCTACGTTAGAATCTTCGACTTCTTCTATATAGGTTTTAAAATAACCATTCTTTAATAAAAGAGCGTCTTTGAATACATCGTAAAACACCATGAAACCGTTGTTCTGTTTCGTGATGACGTAATTCGTATAATCTGATTCTTGTTCTGCAAGAGGTTCATCTTCTTTGCCTACTGCGTCAAATTCAACGGGTAAGCCTGATTGAAAGAATATCCTCATTAAAGAAGGCATTATCCAGTCGACTGTTTCGGCTAAGTCTCTTGAAACAATACTTGATCGGCCTTCACGTTCGTTACCATAGGGTTTCCCATAATAGCGATCCATTGACTTTGCGCGATCTGTTGCCAGTTCGGTATCGTTACCGCCCAACGCATCCCGTGAAAGGGAGTTAATCGAGGCTAGTAGATCGTTCTTTTTCAAGCTATTAAGTCCTGCATGATTTTATTCACCACTGTTCTTATATCGCTTACGTCATAGCCTTGACCAAATAAACCTGATTCAATACGTCCGGCTTTCTCTGTGGCTGAGTTGGAAACAGATTGCGAGGCTAAGAGTCGTGAAGCATATTCCTCGATAGGTACGCCTGTATAACGGGCTTTGCCTTCCATGCCTTCGGGTATTTCATCTTTAACAGGTGTTTCTTCTGAAACTGCCTTCTTAGCTGAAACTTTTTTCTTCGTTACCATTACTACCTCACAAAGTTTAAATTTAATTCTATTGGTCGCATGAAATCTGAGTTCTTCTTAACAGATTCCGCGAACCTAAATGTTCCGTCTGAATTGACAGCAGATAGATGAGCGTATCGCGTGGCTGACATAAGATCGTCTTGTAATCGGACTACGTTTCCATCTTTACGATGATATGCGCCTTTTTCTTTAAACCATTCATCTAAATTAGAGAAGACTTTCAATCGGCCTTCGGATAAATCCCAAAACAACATCTTAAGTCCGGCTTCTACACCTTGGCCGCCTGATCCTTCATTTGATCCAGGTTCAGGAGGGTTAGAGAAACACTTATCCAACATATTGATGTCTTCTTCGCGGTAGAGGTCTGCAATTACCTTGCCGGATGATTTGTCTTGTTTATTGCCATCGTGAGGCCAAGCTGTCGGAACTATCTTCGCGTCAAACTGTTTCTTTAATACGGATGATTCTTCTGATATTAATAAGCGGCGTTGTTTGAATGCTTTGTTTAAATAACCAATCCCCGTAGAGGGATCGTAAGCAATATTCACCGCAGCGAATGGGTGATCACCACCAAAATCTATTCCGTTAATCTGATTGTAATGTTCAGGTATCGGGAATGGGTCGCAGGATATTTGATCGTCTGAGACAGGAAAGACCATTGAATCGCCGACTAATGGTTTACCTTGTGATCGCATCTCTCGTTCAAATGGCATCATTTCAGCCAATAATTCTTCTCTACGTTCTTCCGTTATGTGGGGTGCGTCTTCCCATGTCGCATTCATTATTGCGTAGTTATCAGGACACTCGTTTAATAAACGGTAAACTAATTGCGTCATACCATTTTCAGGGGTGTACGTTACGGCAATCTTTCCATCCGTTGCGATTGTTCCCCGGATTAACTGCGCCCAAACATCTATAGGGGGTTCTTCATCGCACCAACCATAGTCGACACGTTTACCCATGAACTTCTGATAACCGTCCTCATAACCCAAAAGGGTGATAGTGGCTAACTCAGTTCCGTTGTTTCGTTTGACGTATATCTTTTCAGCCGCACCGGGTATGCCTGGTTTGCGATCTACTTTATGAATTAGGTGTTTCGGAATCCATCCCGTACCAAAACCTTCACCATCATCTTTATCGGTCGTTCCTAAGAGTTCTTTTTGAATCAAGTCTCTCGTGGTATACGAATTAACGCCCGAACATACTATTAAGGGATTCTTGTTTAATCTGTGACCTTCCCACCAGTCAGGGTAGTTCCCGGTTGAATGCCAACCGCCCACCTCTGCACCTTCCGATAAGGTCTTTCCAATCTGATTAGCCGCCATTAATGATCTAACTTTAGCTAACTTCCCGTTCTTACCCTTTAAAGAATAAAACTTCTTCTGGTAGTCGTAAGGTTGAAAGGATTGGATTTTGTAATACTTTTGATTGTATTCAATATCTCTAAGGGATTTGTTTATATCCAGGGCGGAGCATCCTTGTATTTCCCCCGTGGGAGATGTTAACTAAGTGATTGATTTTATTAATTTAGTGCAAAACGTCATTTATCGGATAACCGATGATTACATGACATTCAGAGCATTCCACGATGCCATCAACATGAAAGATGAAGGCGGTACATTCACAAGCATCACAAGCATATACTTCCATAGAGAACCTTTAGAGTACCTTCTGAGCGTCTCAGAGCGTCATATAGCCACGTTTACTGATATTTGATGTAATGGGTAGGGTAAGTTATTTAGGCTGAAAAATAGGGGTGTGGGATATCCCTATTATTCTTCATTCTGATTTACCCCCCCCTGCCCCTAAATGCGCCAGATATCTGACATCGAGGGCTATTTAACATAATGAGTGTTATGCGCAGTTGACGTAACTACTTGATATATAAGGGTGTATTCTATCAACAGGACTATAATTGATAGATAAATGTTAGTGTGTACTAAGTATGCTTATTCTAGTACGTTTCAGCCAGTGTCTATTTAGTAACCGTTTAGTTATACACTGTTCAGACTGTCAATAACCTGGCTCGATGCTGCTAATTATAACCCTGAACAGCGTGTGTGTGGGTGAGTGTGATAACCCATAACACCTTATACCTTATGCTTTAGTGTATCTCTTAGCCTTGTCCGTATAAACCATAACCTCTTACACTCTATACCCTTTGTTCCTTCCTATCTCTTACTACTATGTTAGGCACTCTTGATATCTCTTACGTTAGTCTCAGTTAATACTGTGAGTTCTGCCGCGAGTTCTTTAGTCTTGTTGTAGTCTGATTTGATCATGCTCTCTAGCATTGCCTTACTGCTTAGTATCGTTAATATGCTTGCGGCCTGTTCTTCTTGTGTCTTGACTTCGTCGCTTACATCATTAAAGTCTTGCGCTGATACGTCGCTTAGGGTCTTGGCATATACCAGTTTAATCGTGTCTAGTTCTACCTTACTTATCGTGTTACCTGGATCAAACTCCTCTGTACATTTCTCACAGTGAAGCGATCTATTCAGTACGCCTTCAATAAGGTTGCCGCATAACGTGCCTAGTTTAGCCAGCCTTGATCGTTGGTTCTGCATGGCTCGCTTCGTTAGCTTGTCGCCATTTAATAGGTCTTTGTTTATATTCATATTATTTCTTCTTACTCTTAGGGAATAGTCTATCGTATTCCTTATCGTATTTGTCTTGATCTTCTAAAGGTCTTGGCTTGCTTCCTTTACTCATGACATTCCCACTTACTTACAATGGTTGATTTTAATATCAGTGTTACGCCACCTACTCCGTCATCGTCTGTTAAAGTATCTGCTAACTTAATAGATTGTTTGTTTTCGTGAATCTTATATCCGATTGTTCTAGCTGTGACGGGTGTTTGATTAGATACTTCATGTTCTGTTGACCATCCCGCATCACCTGTATGATCTAGCCAATCTATTATGTATATGGGGTAATCTTTCATGCTGCCATCTTAGGATTGATTGTTATCCTGGAGACTTCGCCAAATGCCTTATGGTATGTAATGCAGCTTGCGTCCCTTCCTGTTATCCATCCACCTCTTGAGGCATAAGCATCGTTACTTGATAAGGTTCTATGTTGTTCTATGACCATTAAGTTAGATTCTTTGACTTCTTTATGATGTAGGTGGCCTGTGTGACCATAGGAATACTTTGTTCTGCCGAATATCTCTCTAAACTTGGCTACAAATACATCGTCCAGATTAGCGGGTTTTCGTTTGTGTCCATGATGAAAGAATAAACTTGTATCACCATGCTCATAACAATAATAAGGGTCTGGACTAAGTTCTATATAAACTCGTGGTTCTTTATCGTATAGGGCGTGGAATAATTCTCTCAGCCATATACTAGAGGCGGGATCGTGATTACCTTCCGCCATGATAACGTGTACTTTATTATGCTTTTGTAAGAGATCGTCTATAACTCGTCTAAATACTCTAATGGCTACTCTGACAATCTTCTGAAATCGTGTATCAGCATCTAACAGGTTCTTGTGTTGCGGTGTTACTGCATCAAGGCCGTCCCAATGTAAGAAATCGCCTAGTTGCGCTAATATACCCGTGTCACTATCAGGGCTTCTCTTTATTGCTTCGCTAAACCAGTTATATAAAAGTGATTCGGCAATTTCTGTGTCCCAATTATCGCCCGTTTCTTCGTCCCACGCTAACATCCCTAAATGGTAATCAGTGATGATATAGGTGTTTACGAGATCATCATTTTTAACCTTCGGAGACTTAACGGGTTTTAATGGTGTTAATTCTTCTTTTAATGCTGAGAAGATTTCATTAATACGTTCTTCTTTCTCTGCAGTCTTGTCTGATTGTGACTTAACCCATTGCTGCTTTATATTGCCGTCTGCATCGTATAGTACAGATTGGCCTTTCAACTCTTGCCCTTTGCCTACTGGATATAATAGATTGTTATCAGGGTCATAACCTCGCTTTGCAGCTTGTCTCGTTAATGAGTCTAGTCCACGTTCAAACGATCTAATATTCATGTCTAA